TGCCCCGCCGTTCGGGACGGCGAAGAGGAGCAAGGCGAGCTGCGGGTATTTCATTCGGAACCAACGGACGCAGGTCTGCTGGATGATGCTTTCCTGATGCCTCATATCAATACCGAAAATCCGTGAAATGGATGATGACGCCGTGAAAAACTTTATCCCCTTTCGGGTGTCGGCCGAAGAACCACTCTTTGAAGTCGGTTGTATTCAGTCCGTCGTTTTTGGCGATTTCATAGCAGTCCGCGTCGATCCATTCCCGACCGTCGATGCGGGCGGTGATCGTATCGTTTTCGCTATGATAATGCAGCTCTATCCGCTGGATGCCGATAGGCTGGTCGAGGTGGGCAATTTCTACCTGCGGCGAGTTGTACGGGCGTCCCGACCATTGGCGGATCGAGAGGCAATAGCCGCCCCGTTGCATCTTCTCCGCGATGGCGTTCCATTGGTCGAAATTGCCTCGGATGGTATGCAACTTACAGCCTGATGCGAGCTTTTCCTTGAAGCCAGTCGGCTGGCCTTTCCGGCTATGCGTCATCGGGAACACCCGCGACAAGGTGATGACGATTTTCTTCTTTTCCATTTTTCGTGGTGTCGTTTGTTCCAAATGGAGGAAATTCGGGCATGTTTCGGTATCCATATCGAAGCATGCCATAATAAACGGAGCGGGCGGCAATTTACGCCGCTCCCATGCGCGGAAGAGATGATACCTCCGGCATTGGTCGCTCAACAGGCAGCAATAGCCGCTGCAATGAGCTATGTCTTTATTGTAGGTTGTTTCCATGATTCAAAACTTATTGCTATTTCGCGCGGAAATGCGGGTATTTTACATTATCTACTGTCGGCCTTAATGGTAATTGCGTCGCATCGGATTCGAGCGTATTCGCTGCCAAAACGACCTCTTCGGATAACCTTTGCAGGGACGGCGGGTTTCGATATAACCCCATCCGCATTGTGGGCGTTGATATACCCATGAGATCAGGGAATTTATGACCCGCTCCAAATCCATGAATACCTCTGCCAGCCCTACCATGATGCGCCCTCCTCAAATATGTTCCGTTGTTCGGGTTGCTTGGTCGCCGGAGTGCCGAGCGCGTCATGCACCCGCGCAATCTCGGCATCGACTTCCCGCTCGACCGCCTTACTCTGATTGAGCGCGGTTTTCGACCGAGTGCGGAAATACTCCTTTTGCAGCTTCCGCATGAGAGCTACTTTGTCGAAGAATTGCCGCGCGTTCATTTCTCGGCGATTTTATAGGCATCGACAATCGGGGTCTTGACGATGGAGGCGACCTCATAATCCGATACTGTACCTCTCATACCCTCGGCGAGGTTCTTGGCGGCTTGATTCAGGTCGGATGCCTGTACGAGGATATAGATCGCTTTCTTGCGCTCTGCGCCCGTATTTTCGTCGAGCGTGATGAGGTTGATCTTGGCCTTGTAGAAGTGATCGCCGTTCTCATCCCAAAAGATTTCCGAGATGTTGCTGCGCTTCACGGCCGATACCGAGAATGCTCCCGACGTATAGGGCATCATCTCGTTGGTGATGCGGGCCTCTGCCTCCGTGAATGAAAGGGCATCGACCAAATACGGCTCCGTGATGGTTTTCAGAGAACCGTTCTCTCTCGTCTTTTCATAACGAACTTTTGTTGTAAACCACATGATGATAGATGTTTTGAGTTAGAATTTCGGGGTGTCTTTGGTTATGCGGCGCAAAGCGCGGATCGCATTGTCTATCGTCTGACCGACGACAAAGGGATGCGGCGGCCTCCCGTTCCCGCCGCGCCTCCATTTTTGGTAATGATGTAGTGCTCGTAGGGTTTCCACGTCCGACATATGATCCTCTTTGAATTTGCAGAGGTCGTCGCATCGGTATTGATTCAGAGTGATGATGCAATGTCCGTAGCCGTTTGCATCTTCATTCTTGAAAAAGGCGCATTCGCCGCATTTGCAGGGTCTCGTCATGTTTTATTCGTTTTGTGAGTTATTCATTATCTTCATCTTCAATTTCTCCCGTAGGCTCTCGGATGAATCCGATTTGCCGGATTTCGGGGCCGCTGACATCTTCAAAGATTACGACGGCAATATCTCCGTCAGTCTTGCATCCAACCAGCCGACATCCGGACGGGATGCAGACCTGAATCTCATAGGTGCGTTTCATTCGATTTCTCGTTTTTTAAGAAACACATCCATATCGTTTTGCCGCCTTTGCCGGACGTATGTCCGAATAGGGGCTTTTGTCCGATGATCTCGATGATCCGCGCGGTGGGTATCTGCTGCTCATTCCATTTGAAGATGAGCGTTCCGTTCGGTTTGAGAACACGCATACATTCTTCGAATCCTTGCCGGATGTCATCCTCCCATGAGGGGAGGAGGCGACCGTATTTTTTCGCCAGCCATGACGATTCGCCGAGGTTATTCAGATGCGGAGGATCGAACAGGACGAGATAGAACGAATTATCGGGAAACGGCATCTTGCGGAAGTCCCCGACGACATCGGGCCTGATCTCCAATCTGCGCCCATCGCAAAGGGTATGTTCCTCGCTGCGGCAGTCCATGAAGACCGTATCGGGGTTGTCTTTGTCGAACCAGCACATCCGACTGCCGCAGCAAGCATCCAAAATCTTTTTCATACGAATAGCGATTTTGAAATTCTTGGTAATACCTTTACTCTTGCCTCGGCACAGAAATCCTTTTTGATCTCGAATCCGTATGCTTTTCGGCCCATATTGGCAGCCGCGAGCAGGGTTGTTCCGCTTCCTGCGCACGGGTCGATGACTACATCCCCTTTGTCGGTGAATATCTCGATCAGGCGTTCCAGCAGGGGAACGGGTTTCTGCGTCGGGTGGATCTTCGGCGTATCTGTATCGCGTACCCAATCGAAGCAGTTGAATATCATCCTCCCGTCATTGTTGAATTTCGGTAGGCGGTCGCGGTAGAGAATCAATCCGTATTCGCAGTTGCCGACGACTTTCATGTTGGCTTTGAGTACCTGCGCGGAGAAATCCTTGCGGAATACGAGCGGGATGTAGCGTTTCAGTCCATATCGTTGTCCGAGTTCGATATAATAGTGCATCTGCTCGAAAGGACAGAAAAGGATCATACAGGCCGCGCCTCCTTTCGATCTTCCCCCCCCTCGGATTTCTCCTCTTTGATAGGCTTGTCCTTACGAAGCATTTGACTACAAAAGTGCATGAACTCCGCAGGCCGGAAATCCTTGTCGGTGTCGAAAAACTGCTTGCCTGCGAGTGCGCTCTCGCCGTTCTTATTGTCGCCATCAACATACCATGCCGGATTGCTGGCATAGGCATTCGCACCGAGGTTATACGGCACATCGGCGATGATAAGCTGCGCTTTGGGGATGCCGTATGCCTTGAAATTTTGAAAATGATCGTTGAATAATTCTATGTCTTTCATAGTGTATTTCCGTTAATTGGTAGCCATTGGTAGAGGCTCGGTTTGCGCTCTAAATCGCCGCGCCATTCGGCGGCATTATCGTAGTCGATGAGTTCGATGCTCCCATCCCGTTTGTCCCTGACAAGACGCGGCAGATTGCGAAATATCTCATCTATGGCGTCATCGGTGGCAAATCCCCATTTCGGGTCGGCCTGAATGTCGCGCCATTGCGTCAGAGAAGAAAGCCGATATTTCAGGTCGGCAACCTCTTCGACTTGCTTATCCAATGCCCGCTCGTATGCGGCAGCGGTCTGCGGGGCAATATCTTTCGCCTTGCCGATGTTGCGCCAATAGCGGCGAATCCAATTCCACATTGCATAGTAGAACTTATCCCGCATATCCCGCCGGAGCAAATCGGCCTGCGTGTCGTACTTGGCCTTGTGGAGGCATGGAGCGGACTTGATGCAGCGGAATGTGCCCGAATCGGTGATATACATCAGCCCTGCGAACTTCGGGCATTCAGCCTCGGAGATGATCCCTTCCGGACAGACATACCAAAAGTAGTTCGGTCGTCGATCGTCAATTGTTCCATCCGAGGCGGATAACCCTTGTAAGATGCGCATCTTATTCTGCTTATGGATTGCCTCATTCAGGAAATCCGAGTGGCTGATCTTGATCTCGCACTCGTACACGTATCCGGCTTTGGAGATTGCCAAATAATCGGATTCCCACGCATAGAAGATGAAGCCGACCATCTCGAAAGCGGGTTTTGTCAGAATTGGATGATTCCAATACAACGCCTGCTGGATGCTCTCCTCGGTGTGTTTCGGTTTGGTCGGGGTTCCTCCCCGTGTCCCTCGCATTCCCATATCGCTACATCATTTCGCGCCAGCCGGTGACTTTGGCGTGGGTTGAGTGTTCGATGAAGAATCCGCCCAATTCAGGCGCATAGAAATCGGTCTGAATCTCCCCGCTGGAACATTTTACGAGGACATTCTTATTCGCTTCGGGCATGAAGTCTTTCGGGTCGATCCAGCAGGTGTAGAATCCCTCCATTTCTTGCTCGGCGAGTTCGGCCGCATGGGTCATTGCCGCCCGGAGCTGCCATTTGGCGTGGTCGCTCATCTCTACTGTGAGATGAGCCATGCACCCGTCTATAAATTCTTTTGCTTTCTGACTTTTCATTCCTCGGTCATGTTTTGGACAAAAAGTAGTTTTGTCGCACATTTGTCGGGGTCTAATGCGCAGGCCCCCGTTTCATAGCATGCACATTCGCTGCAATACGCTTTAATCGCTTTCTCACGCATTCGCATCTCGGCATCCTGCTCGGCAAGTTCGATAGCGGTAGACACATCCCATCTTGACACGACCAACTCGCGCCCTCCGAATCTTTCAGCATACTCTTGTGCCGTACACGTGGCATGTGTAATGTATTCCTTTGCTTTTTCGCTTTTCATGGCTCAATCGTTTTCATCGTTATCGTCATCGGGATAGCTCACATCCTCATAGTTCACGCAGAAGTCGAAGCCCGGATCATCGTCGAATACGCCTTTGGTTTGGCATTCTTCGTATTTTCGGCAGTTGTAGCAATGACATTCGTTTATTTGTCTGTTGATTTTCATGGTTCTATTCTTTGCGTAATCGGATGATATATTCGGCATTCGCGCATCCTTTGTCGATCATCTGAATACCGAGGAGTTTGTCGGCGGCGTAGGATCGTACCCATTCTTCGTCGCATGGAGCGAGCTGCTTGCCATCCTGTGTGTTTCCATGAAGAGCGAAATGATCGTCTTCCTCGACAATGCGGCATGGGTAGGATTTCGCTATACGATTCATGAATCGGTTGATTTTCTGCACATAGTAGGGAAATGGTGCTTTAATAGTTCGATTACCGTCGTCATCTTCCCGATAGCAGTTCGGGCAATAATGATGACTGCTTACCGAGTGCCAATCCTCCTCGGATGCTTCTTCTTCCGCTGTGCTGCGGTCATACCAAGCACTATTGTCATTGCTATTGATGAGGGTCTCCCCGCAACGGTCGCATGTAACGCCGTATAAGATTTGAGGTTCAATCATGGTTATTAGCTTTCTTTGTTGGGTAGTTCTGTTAAAATTCCGATTTCTTTTACCGCTTCGAGGATGTGTAGAATATCCCGCATTGCCGAAAGCATACGAGGATCAATCCCCTCTACGGAGCAGTTTTTAATCACGTTTCTCTGAAAATGAATCAG